GAATCGCATCGTATTCAGCGCGGCTGATCGGCGACATCATAAGGTCGGTGGCCTGAGCGCCTGACATGGTGCGCGTATAGACCTGAAGGATCGACACAGTGCGCGGCTCAAGGTCGTAATAGAGGACGCCCGGCAGCAGCGTGATCGACTGGAGATCAACCGCCCACAGATTGGGGCCATTGTTCGCCCAGTCCGAGAACATGTAATTGATGGAACGGCGCGCGCTATCGATGTCGTTGGAAGACAGAGTAGCGGGATTACGACCGACGCGCTCATACGCTTCGGTGATAATGTCAATCTGTTCGGTGTTGCCAAACGTGTATGTGCCGCTAGTCGTCATCTGAACCTCGCCGTTTTCTTAGCGATGGATTTAGGCTGGGCTACAAACTGCTTCCCAGCCTTTTTACCTTCACGCTTGGCTTTGCTTGTAGCAGCATATTCAGCCGGCGTCAGCGATTTAATGGCATCTTTGGGAAGATAGCGCTCACCAGTTTTGCTGGACGGCTTACCAGACTTGGTAGTCCACTTCTGCTCGGTCCAATCTTTCAGGGACTGCTGGGACTTTCTAATCGGCATATCCGCCACCTTTAGCTTTATAGGACTTGGCCAGAAGCTGCGCCTTCCTCGCTGACCATTGGCCTGCCTTCGTGCCTTGAGTCTCGCGAGATTTAATGCTGTTAAAGAGACGCTTGCGTAAGTCTGGCTTCGTGTAGTTGCCAGCCTCATTTACACGAGACTCTTTACGCCCGCGCATTATTTCTTGCTCTTAGCAGGAGCCTCTTCAGCAGCAGGAGCTTCTTCAGCGGCAGGAACTTCTTCAGCTGCTGGAGCCTCTTCAGCAACAGCCTCAGGCTCAGGCGCAGCCTTTGCTGCAGGAGCCTTCTTAAAGCCGAGCATCATTTCTAGCGACTCTTCAGTCACCTTCTCCCAATCTTCCTTTGAGAGAACAACTTCCTGCTGATCGCCATTTGCATTTGTGTATCTACGAAGGATCATAATAAACTCCTATTTATGCCCATACTCTATATGGTGTTTTAGGCTCCGGGACAACGACGGTTCTGGCAATATGCGCGTAGCCTATTACTCCGGATCTTCGGCGGTTGCGCTTCTGACGCTTGGTGCTGTTGGTACAATCAACGCTGTGAGCAATGTAGCTACCGCATATAAGGTGAATGATTTTGCGGCTTCTCGCAATGGAGGAACGGTTGCCACTGATACGGCAGGCGCGGTGCCAGTTGGTGTCAACCGTTTAAACATCGGTGCAGACCCTAGCGGCGCAGCGGTTAACGTCAGCAACACTCACATCCGCCAAATTGCTTACTACAACACGCGGCTTCCAGACGCCACGTTGCAGGCACTCACAGCATGACCGACCTATATCTAAAAACCCTGACCGAAGACGACATGAACGCCGCTTTGCTTGAGGCTGGCGTGATCGACGACGAAGGCAATCCAGTGAACGATTTCTTGGTTGACCAGATCGGCCCATTCACGAAGGTCATTGGCTACGACGAAGAGGGCGGACCCATCGAAGAGGTTTATCCCGACTGGCACACCAACCTTCGCGGCGATTTCGACGAAGATCAGTTGGCTTTGCTGACGCCACTCAGTGTTGAGCCGCCCGTTCCCTATAGGGTGTGGGCGTGAAAACCCCGGCTTGGCAGCGTAAAGAAGGGAAGTCCCCGTCCGGCGGTCTAAACGCCAAGGGCCGTGCGTCTGCTAAGGCTGAGGGAATGAACTTGAAAGCGCCTGTTAAATCAGGGGATAATCCACGGAGGGCGTCATTCTTAGCGCGTATGGGAAACATGCCGGGGCCAGAGCGTAATGCGAAAGGCGAACCAACCCGCCTTCTCTTATCTCTGCAAGCGTGGGGTGCGTCATCTAAAGCAGACGCGAAGTCCAAAGCCAAAGCCATATCAACCCGAAACAAGGGGAAGTCAAAATGAAGAAACCCACTAAGGCCGACAAGAAAGTGGCTAAGGTCATGGGCGAATTTAAGCGTGGCACGCTCCACGCTGGCGTAAACCCCAAAGGCCCGGCAAAGGCTCCCTTGGCTAAAAGCCGCAAACAGGCTATTGCTATTGCCCTGTCTGAAGCTGGTAAGTCGAAAAAGAAGTAAGGCTAAAACATGGCATATCGCAGCAACCGTAAGCCGACCAAGGCCGAGATGGCTAAGGGCACGGGTATGTACCAAGATACTGGTGTTCCCAACTCCAACTCCGAGAACGGCAAGCGTAAAGCCATGTCGAAGGAAACTGAGTTCGAATTGCCGGATGGCACCGAGGTTTCCATTGAAGAACCAGAGATGGAAAACGAGCAGGTAGAGGAGCCTGTATCGGAAGAGGAACTGGAAAACATTATCCGCGCCGAGATCGACGACGCGCAGGAATATATCGACGACGTTATCAGCCCGGAGCGTGCAGTTGCAGGCCAGTATTATAAGGGCGAACCTTTCGGCAACGAAGAGGAAGGTCGCTCTCAGGCCGTGTCAATGGACGTGCGCGACACCGTGCAGGCCATGATGCCGTCGATTATGCGCGTGTTCTTCGCCGCAAACAACGTCGTCGAGTTCGCGCCGAATGGCCCGGAAGATGTCGAGAATGCGCAGCAGGCGACGGATTACGTCAACTACTGCTTGACGCGTGACAACAATCTTTTCGTCGAAGCCTACTCGACGTTCAAGGACGCGCTGATCCGCAAGAACGGGATCATGAAAGTCTGGTGGGATACCGATAAGGATGTCACCACCCATTACTTCACCGGCCTTGATGAAGCTACGTTCTCGGTACTGCAGTCTGACCCTACCGTCGAGATTAAGGACGTAGAGATCAGCTACAGCGAGACGATGCTGGAAACCCCAGCAGGCATGATGGCCGAGAGCCAGCCTGCCGTGTATGACTGCACTGTCGTTCGTACCGTTGAAAAGGGCCGTCTTCGCGTCCAGTCTGTCCCGCCGGAAGAGTTCCTGATCGACCGCCGGGCGCGCTCTATCGAGACCGCCGAATTTGTCGCCCATCGCCGTTACGTCACCGTGTCCGATCTTGTTAAGATGGGGTACGAGTTTGATGAGGTCCAAGACCTTGGCTACGAAACGATGGACGATTTCGAAGGCAACCAAGAAACCTTTGACCGTAATCCGCAGGCTACCGTCCAGATCACGGGCCGCACCGATACGACCAACCGCAAAGTCCTCTACATTGAGGGTTATCTGTACGTTGACATGGACGGCGACGGGATCGCGGAACTCTGCCGTGTCTGCGTTGCCGGTTCGGCTAACAAGCTGCTGCACTGGGAGCCATGCGACTTTATCCCGTTCGTAGACTTCTGCCCTGATCCCGAGCCGCATACATTCTTCGGGATGTCAGTGGCCGACGTGACGATGGACATTCAGCTTATCAAGTCGAACATCCTGCGTAACACGCTCGACAGTTTGGCCCAGTCGATCCACCCGCGCACGGGCGTTGTCGAAGGCCAAGTTAATATCGAAGACGTCATGAACACCGAAGTTGGTGGCATCATCCGTATGCGCGCACCGGGCATGGTGCAGCCGTTCACGATGCCATTCGTCGGGCAGCAGGCGTTTCCGATGCTGCAGTACATGGACGAACTGCGCGAGAACCGCACGGGTATCTCCAAGGCCGCATCTGGTCTTGACGCGAATGCGCTTCAGTCTTCGACCCGCGCAGCTGTTGCGGCGACGATCACTGCTGCAGCGCAACATATCGAACTGATCTGCCGTATCTTCGCCGAGACGGGCATGAAGGGTCTGTTCAAGAAGTCGATGCAGCTTATCAGCAAGAACCAAGATGCACCGCGCATGGTCCGTCTGCGTAATAAGTTCGTGCCGATTGACCCGCGTTCTTGGGATGCGAACATGGACGTCGTGGTCAATGTCGCTATCGGCGTTGGCAGCAACGAAGAGAAGATGGCGTTCTTGGGCCAAGTCGCGCAGAAGCAGGAGATGCTGATGCAGATGGGCGCTCCTCTTGCAAATATGCAGGGTTACTACAACACGCTGTCGCAGATGATGGCGCTGGCTGGGTACAAAGACCCGACTGTGTTCTTCAACGATCCGGCCATGATGCCTCCTCCTCCTCCGCCTGCCCCGCCGCAGCCGACACCAGAAGAGATGCTGGCACAGGTTCAGATGGAGGCGATCCGCGCCGACATCCAGAAGAAGGCCGCAGAACTTGAACTGCAGCGCGAAGAGATGCTGCGCAAGGACGACCGTGAGCGCGACAAACTCGACGCTGATCTTATGATTAAGGCCGCTGAGATTGAAGCCAAGTATGGCACGCAGGTCAACACGGCCAACATCGAAGCCTTGATGCAGCGCGACCGTGAGTTCCTACGTCAGCAGGGCGAGATGGAGCGTGCGGCGATGGCCGCTGCGCAAGCGGCCCCGGCCCCCGTTCCGGTTCCTGAAATGCCAATGCAGCCCGAAATGCCGATGCCGCCCGAAATGCCCCCGGAAGGAATGATGTAATGGCCGTAACGTACGACGACCTTGTTAAATCTGGCTATGGTGGTGCTGCGTTTAACGCAGTAGATCAGGGCACGACCTTTGCTGACTTGGGTACGTACGATCTGATTGGTGGCCGGTACGGTGGCCCTACGCAAATGTTTACGGCTCCACTGTCGAACAAGGGCAACCCTACTTCTCAGATTTCCAAAGGCACTAACACGTTTGCGGCATCGCCTGAAACTTCAATTCGCCTTGTCGATAACGCGACGGGCAAGGTTGTTTTTGAAGGCGTCGGATATGAGGCCGCTCAGAAGGCAACTGATCTGGCGCAGCAGCTGTCGGACACCAAAGGCAACAAGGCAAACTGGGACATTCAGGCATCAACGCCGGGTATGTCTGGCTACGCAACCGTCGCAAATGAAAAGGCGAACAAGAGTGCGCTCGGCACGATTGCCGACATCGGCCTGCCGATCCTCGCATCCGCTCTCATTCCGGGCGGTGGCCTTCTTGGTACAATCCTCCCCGCCGCTGCTGGCTCTGCCGCATCGAGCGTTGCGCAGGGCCGTGATCTTGGTGACACGTTGCTTCGTGCGGCTATGGCTGGCGGTGGCGCGGGCCTTGGCGAGAAGTTTCTTTCTCCGGCAATCAACGCAGCATTGAAGCCAGCGACAACAGCAGCCACTCAGGTTGGGACGAACCTCGCCGCCCAAACCGCCGCTGAAGCTGCAGCGCAAGCGGCTGGCGAAGGTGTAAGCACGATTTTCGTCAACGGCATCCCGCAGCTAGTATCAAGCGTAGGCTCGGCACTTGGCTCCACCTTGGCGTCTGGGCTTAACAACGTGGCATCGAATTTGACCGGAACTCAGCCGACAACTCCCCCAAACATGGACGGGGACATTGTTGTAACTGCTGGAACTCAGCCCGGATTAAATTTTGGAGGTGCGATTGGCGCGTTGCCATTGACGCCAACTCCTCCGGTAGAAACACCTCCGGTTGTTGAAGGTGATATTACCGTAACTGCGCCAAAATACACCCCGCCAGTGGCTCCGCCTATCTATGTGCCACCGGGTATTTTCCCGCCGACAACTCCACCAACAACACCACCAGAAGCGCCGACAGAAAAGCCGCCAGCTGATAAGAAGGATGTTCTTGGCACTGGGTTGACTGCTGGCGAACTTGCGCTCATCGGAAGCCTTGGGTCATCGGTCATTGGCAGTCTGTTTGGTGGTGGCGGTGGAGCAGATACGTCAGGGCCGTATGTCTCGCCATTTGGTGCGGGCGTAGGATTTGGCGCAGGTCAAGACATGCGCGCCAATCCAAATATTCTGGATTATGAGCGTTACGGCTTTGGCCCGGAAGCTATGTTTTTCCGACCGGAATATAACCAGCTTCTCGCAGGCGCTCCGGCCCCTCAAGCGCAGCCTGCTGCGACAACTAACCCTGTTTACACCCCGCTGATCTGATGGCCGACCCTATCGCAAAAGCTAACCACGCCAAGCGGCTTCTGGAAGACGAGGTTCTTCTGGAAGCCTTTGCGCAAGTGGAAAAGGATATATTCGACGAATGGCGCATGTCGGCTCTAGCCGATTACAGCGCACGCGCCGATATGTTTCTCACGCTCAAAGGACTTGAGCGTTTGAAAGCCCGCCTACAGGCAATTCTTGATGACGGCCTAGTCGCCCAATCGAGGAGTTAACATTTATTAAAGAAGGTGCTATATGACGGAACAAGTCGGCAACCCCGGTTCTGGGATCGGCCTCCACGAAGCAACACTAGCCATCGACCAACTGCTTGGCCCCAATGAGGACAACCAAGATCAGGACGAGGCGCAAGAACTGGAAACAGTTCAGGACGACGCGGAAGAAACTGAAGCGGATTATGACGCTGAAGAAGACGCCGAACAGTCCGAGCCGGATGAAGAGGACGGCACAGAAGAGGTTATCGAACAGGAACTTCCTGACGATCTAGTCATCAAGGTAAAAGATGATGGCAAAGAATTGGAAGTCACCCTAGACGAACTTCGGAAAGGCTATTCTCGTTACTCGGATTACACGCGGAAAACTCAGGCATTAGCGGAAGAACGTAAAGCGTTCCATGGCGAAGCCGAAGCGATCCGTATGGAACGCGCTCAATACGCGGAACTGCTCCCGGTGCTTAAGGCACAACTTGAGGTGCAGTCCGAGGCTGAGCCTGATTGGGACAATCTTTATACCGAAGACCCCATTGAGGCAGCGCGGTTGGAACGGCATTGGCGCAAAACTCACAACGAGCGCGCTGCAAAGCTGCAAGCAATTGAAGTTGAGCAGAAGCGAATTGCAGAGGAAACGGCCAAGGAACAGACACGGGCTTTGTCCGATTTTGTTCAGGCAGAACGCGCCAGACTACCGGAAGTCATTCCTGAATGGAAAGACGAAGGTACAATGCAGAGCGAAGCTAAGGAACTTCGTGAGTGGGCTTTGAATAACGGGTTTAGCGAACGCGACCTAAGTGCACTTGTTCAAGCTACCCACGTCTCGATCCTGCGCAAAGCTATGATGTTCGACAAGGGTCAGAAGAAGGTGGAGAAGGTGAAAGCCCAGCCAAAACAGGTTGCGCGGATCGTTCGTCCCGGTTCTTCAGGTACTCAGGTCACAACACGTTCCACCGATGTAAAGAGGGCTTCCCAGCGCCTTGTGCGTAGTGGCCGTATCTCAGATGCAGCCGCTCTTTTGGACAAACTCATTTAACAAGGATGTGAACTAATGGCTATTGTAGCAAATACTTTTACCCGGTACTCCGCTATCGGTATTCGTGAAGACCTGTCGAACGTCATCTATAACATCTCGCCCGAAGAGACCCCGTTCATTTCGAACATCGGTCGTGAGAGCGTTAAGAACACGTACTACGAATGGCAGACGGACAGCCTCGCTGCTGCTTCCGCCGCTAACGCCGCGCTCGAAGGCGATGATGTCTCCTCGTTCGCTGCTGTCGTTCCCACCGCTCGCGTTGGTAACTACACGCAGATCAGCACGAAGAACGTCGTCATCTCCGGTACGCTCGAAAGCGTCGATAAGGCAGGCCGTCGTTCGGAACTGACCTATCAGCTTGCTAAGCTGGGTTCGGAACTGAAGCGTGACATGGAAGCCGCTCTGCTTGCTAACCAAGCTGCAGTCGCCGGTAACACCACGACCGCCCGCCGTACCGCTGGTCTTCCTGCTTGGTTGACCTCGAACACCTCGACCGGTTCTGGTGGTGCTAACCCGACGGTTGGCTCGACCCCAACTGCCGCTCGTACCGACGGTACGCAGCGCGCCTTCACGGAAACCCTCCTGAAGAACGTTGTCCAGAGCGTCTGGACGCAGGGTGGCACGCCGAAGATGCTCATGGTTGGTCCGTTCAACAAGGTGGCTTCCTCGGCATTCACCGGCATTGCAACGCGCTTCCGTGACGTTCCGGCTGGTCAGCAGGCGCAGATCATCGGCGCTGCCGACGTGTATGTGTCTGACTTCGGCACCATCAACATCGTCCCGAACCGCTTCCAGCGTGACCGTGATGCGTTCATCGTTGATCCCGATTACGCCTCGCTGGCAGTTCTTCGTCCGATCCAGCAGATGGAACTGGCGAAGACGGGTGACGCAGAGAAGCGTCTGATGCTCGTTGAGTATGGCCTGAAGGTCAACTCGCAGGCGGCACACGGTATCGTTGCCGACCTTACTACTTCGTAGTATGGGTGTGGGGAGGGGCTTCGGTCTCTCCCCTAACTCCTTGGAGGGAAAATGGCTAAGCGCCTTATCAATGATGACGCATTCACTGGCGTCAAAACCTTTTACGATTACGATGCCGAAAAAGACGAAGCCATCATCTCGAAAGAGCAGGATGTCTCCGCCATCATCGAGCAGAACAAGCGTGAGTTTAATGCTGCGCCCGAACGCTTTGGGGAATGGACGAAGGTTGGCAGCATCCCGCTTTCAGTGTATTACGAATTGGAGCGTCTAGGCATTCTGAATGACCAGAAGGCTATGGCGAAATGGCTGAATGATCCTGACAATCGGGCGTTCCGCACAAGGCCGGGGACCATCTAATGGCGATTACCACGTACTCTGAACTGAAGTCCGCCGTCGCTGATTTTCTCAATCGTGATGACCTGACCTCGGCTATTCCGAACTTCATCGCGCTTGCAGAAGCAACGCTCAATCGCCGTATGCGCGCTCCCGAAATGGTGACGCGGGCAACGGTGACGGTTGACGCAGAGTACGAAAACCGCCCAGCCGATTGGATGGAAACAATCCGGTATCAGATCACGACGAACCCGATCACGGTTCTTGAGTTTGTAACGCCGGAAGAAGCCATCATCCAGAAGACCAAGTTCTCCACGTCTGGTGTGCCGCTCTTCTTCTCAACGGTTGGCACCCAGTTTCAGCACGTTCCAGTGCCGGACACGTCATACACTGGCGAACTGATGTATTACGCACGGATCGCCGGTCTGTCGGACAGCAATACATCGAACTGGCTTTTGACAGCCAATCCTGATATATACCTGTATGCAACGCTCATTCAGAGCGCGCCGTACTTGAAAGAGGATGAGCGCATCTCAGTTTGGGCAGGCATCTATGACCGCCTGATGGCCGAATATGATGTTGCAGAACAGCGGGCCAAGACTGGCTCAAGTCGGTTAGTGACCCGGACGAGGACTTTTGGCTAATGGCTGATACTACCACTACGAACCTCGGCCTTACGAAACCCGAAGTCGGCGCGTCGGCTGACACTTGGGGCAACAAGCTCAACACTGACCTTGACCTCGTTGATGCGCTCTTTGCCGCAGATGGCACTGGCACAAGCGTTGGCATCAAGATCGGCGCAGGCAAGACGGCTGCAATTGCTGGCACACTGAACGTCACTGGCGCGGTTACTGGCGGCATTGTCGCGCCTCTTGCATCTCCGACGTTTACTGGCACGGTTGTCCTGCCATCGACCACAAGCATTGGCCCAGTCTCTTCGACGGAGATCGGCTACCTTGATGGCGTAACGTCCGGCCTGCAGACGCAGCTTGATGGCAAGCTCGGCACCGCGACGGCTGCATCTACCTATGCGCCGCTTGATGGCCCGACGTTCACAGGAACGGTCACACTTCCTTCCACGACCAGCATCGGCGGCGTAAGCGCGGCAGAGATCGTCTATCTGGATGGCGTGACATCGAACGTGCAGACGCAGTTGGATGCCAAGGCCGGTCTCTCCTCGCCAGCATTTACTGGCACGCCAACTGCGCCGACGGCTTCGACTGGCACCAACACAACGCAGGTCGCCACGACGGCATTCGTGCAGCAGACCGCGTTCAACAACTCTCTGCCGTTCCAGTCTGGGAACGCAGGAAAGTACGTCACGACGGATGGCACGAACGCAAGCTGGGCCACAGTGCCGAATGAGCTTCCTTCGCAGACAGGTCAGGCAGGCAAATTCCTAACGACCAATGGAACGGCTACGTCATGGGGCGGTGTAGCCGCTGTAGACACATATACCTATGACAATCGCGCCAACATCCGCGCAGTCGATGGCCCAGCTGGCGCTCATGCCTCCATTGAAGGTTTGGGCATTTTCGCGTTTGTGGCTGGTGACACATCGATTGACGATGATGAAACGTGCTTCGCTACAGCATCTGGCCGCTGGTTGCTTTATGCCGCTTCGTGGGATTACGTTGACGCCATCACACAGGCAGAAAATAGTATTTACGGTGGGGTACAATATTACTTAGGCGTAATCACAATTTCGGCCAGTACAGCGTATTCGTTTGTTGTGACAATCCCCGATGCCGCTCAGGGGGATGTAGTTGTAATTAGCCCGCCATTGACAAGCACCGCCCCAACGCGAATTTCTGTTTTTGGTAATGTCGTATCTCCGGACACTGTTCGCGTTCAGATTTGCAATTTGGATAACGCAACCTCGAATACCACGGTCGCGGGGAATTGGACCGTCGCTATTGTTAAAGGAATACTATAATGGCTCTTGTTCGTGCAATCCGATTGATGAATAACGTCACTGGTGGCGGCTATACGGGAGGCACTTTGCAGACCGCCCTTGGCAATGCTGTAACGCGCAGTGATTGGCAGCAGGCAATCAACGTCCGCAGCCAAGCGCGCAACCTTGCATCTAGCATTTCTGGTGTGACTGTGGCTGGCGGTTCCACTCTAGCTGCGACTGATATTTGTGCATCTTCAACTGCATTTGCAGAGGTGTTTAACAGCGTTCCAGCGTTCACCGCTTTTGCATCTCAAGCTGCTGCTAATTCCGTTATTCTCGCAAGCGGCTCGACCGTGAATACAGTAAAATCAGATTACACCCGCGACCTAGCGTTCCTATCAACTCTTACCGGCTCTACCCTATTAAACTATATCACTGGGCTATGGGCGGTGTCCCCAACTTCGACTGATCCTTTTGCCTCCGCACCATTTACGGTAGTGGAATATATCGGTGGCGCGCTTTATACAGATGTGGCGCTGTGGGGCGGCACCACGTACGCAAAAACGTACATGGAAGACAGTAGCACCAGTTACGGCAATTGGGTAACGTTTACGTCCGACATGGGTGCCACATGGTCGGCGTCATCACAATACGGCCTTAATGACCCAACAAATGGATATCGCTCTGTCCTCTCATACGCCAATGGGTTGTGGGCTGCGGCTCAGTCTCAGGGCGCATACCAATATTTTCATATTGGACGAACGCCAGATACAATGCTTCGCTCCGATTACGTGGGCATTCCAAATCTTTCATCGGGATTGTATGTCGGCAAACTTGTGTATGGTGCCGGTAAGTGGGTCATGCTTGGGACCGGTACTCAGTATGTCTACTCTTCGGATGGTGTGACGTGGACCACTGGGACAACACCCGCCTCTAGCTTGCAAAAACTGTTCTTCATGAATGGTTTGTTTTTTGCCATTGGGTCATCCTGCCAAATCTACACATCGCCAGACGGTGTTGCATGGACAGCGAGAAGCACGGCTACCGGCGCCTCCTCGGCTCTCAACTTGTTTTACGAAAATGGCAGGTACTTCATGACCGGCACATCCGGTTATATGACATCCACTGATGCCGTAACGTGGACGCTTGTTACCACGAATGGCACACAAATACGTGGCTTAAAATATTTTGGCGGAAGATATTGGTCTTGTGGGCAAAACGTTCCGATGCGGTATTCAACTGACGGAACAACGTGGACTACTCCATCAACAATTGCTGGTGTTACAAATAACACATCAATCAATGTATTTGATCTTCAAGTCGTAAATGGTATTTTGTTCGCTCAGATAAGCGGAAGCGCGTTGTTTACATCGTTGGATGGAGCCATTTGGACTTATAAAACAACCACGAGTGGCGGCATCGTTCTTCCAAATCGCGGGACGATTGATACAATGATTATTCAGGCAACTAAATATTCATACGTGGCGAAATAAGATGCTTCTCATCATCCAAAACGGAAAAGTCGTAGCTTCCACCGATGATGCGTATTCGCAAGGAGTATGTGACGAGGCGGTGATCCCCGCCCCGTCCGACTTCCGCGAAGAGTATATGTCGCAATACAGCTACGCGGATGGCGTTCTGACATTCCCGGCAGAGGATGTTAACCGCAAGACACGCAACGCCAAGCTCTCTGACTGCGACTGGACGCAGCTTCCAGACGTTAACCTGACGGCCGCTTGCCTGACCGCGTTTCAGGCTTACCGCCAAGCCCTGCGTGACGTTGACCTGCTCAACCCCGTATGGCCGGACGCCCCAGCAGAAGAATGGGCCAACTAATGGATATGTCATTCGGTATCGACACGCTTCTGACGCTCATTGCTGGTGTCTTCGCCATCATTGGCGTCTGGACCAAGTTGAGCAACCGACTGGCAATTCTAGAAACCAAGCTAGATTTTGGTGATGAGAAGTTTTCGGCCATCGACAAGAAGTTCGATGAGGTGATGACCCACCTCCGCCGGATTGAGGACAAGCTAGACAATAAGGCTGACCGATGAGTTTCTTGAACGATTTTGAAAGCAAGGAAGAGGGCGTCAACGACACCATCGAGTTTGTGGTCCGTGTGGCGATTGTCACGCTGGCCGCTGTGATCCTTGTTGTGGTGCTGGCTCTCGCTGTTGGCCTGTTCGTGCCGAATGAAATGGTAGACAGCACGGCCATCCTTGAGACGATCAACCCCGCATTCCAGACCGTCATTGGTGCGTTTGTCGGTCTGCTCGGTGGCCTCAGCCTGAACGCCAATGCGCGTGACAAGGAAGAGCCTGTTGAGCCTGAAGCGCCGACACCAGACCCAGAAGTCGGTGAGTTTAAGCCTGTGCCATTGGTTCGTCCTGCTGACCCTGTGGTCGAAGACGACGATGACGACGACGATATGGCCCCTTGGGAAAAGTACCGCAACGATCTGCGCTATGACGCAAACGGCGATGGCGTTGTTGATGAAGACGACTTCCCCGACTGGCGTAATCCGGCAGCGTAAATGGCTGGCAACCTCTCAACCGTTGAATTGATCGGCCAACTCTGGCCGGTCGTTCTTGCGTTTATCTCTCTGACCATCATCCTCGCCAAGATGGATGTCCGCCTTGGTGTGGTGGAGGAGAAGATCAAGACGCTCTTTGAATTGTGGAACAAGGGACAGGACCGATGAGCCTGATTAACCTACAGAAGAAGATCGGAGTGACGGCAGATGGCGCGTTTGGTCCGGGAACTTTCAAGCGCGGTGCTGCTTACTATAAGCTATCATCAAATCGCGCTGCGCATTTTTTTGCTCAAACGGCGCATGAAAGCGGCAACTTCAAGACGTTCTCGGAGAACCTGAACTACAGCGCGAAGGGCTTGCGGAACATCTTCGGCAAGTATTTCACGACCGATATGCAGGCGCAGATGTATGCGCGCCAGCCACAGCGGATCGCCAATCGCGTCTATGCCAACCGCATGGGCAACGGCCCTGAGAGCAGCGGCGATGGATGGCTTTTCCGTGGGCGCGGGGCGCTCCAATTAACTGGCCGTGAGACGTATCAGGCATTCGCCAACTACATTGGTCGTCCTGACATCATGGACAACCCAGACATCGTTGCGACGGAACTCGCCTTTGAAAGCGCGCTCTGGTTCTTCGACAAGAACAAGCTGTGGTCGATCTGCGACAAGGGCGTCAACGATGCCGCTATCCTCGCGCTAACGAAGCGCATCAACGGAGGGACGCATGGACTGGATGACCGCAAGGCTAAAACTAAGAAGTATGCTTCTTGGCGCGCTTGAAAGGATAAAGGGCCGATGCTCCCGTTTAATCCGCTTATGGGCTACGTGGCAGCAGGCACTCTTGTTGTTGGCGCAGTCGCCGGTTACAAAGTCCGCGATTGGCAGTGCGATGCCGCATATTCAAAGGCTCTGGAAAAAGCTGAAAAGCAACGCGCAGAAATGCAAAAGGCGGTAGACGATGTTTCGCAGGTTTATGAAGTCGAGCGGGATCAAGCCAATGTCGTGGCAACCGAACGCACCAACACTATTCGTGAAATATATAAAACGGCTCCTGCTGTGCCTGCTGATTGCACTCCTCCTGATGGCATTAGCGGGTTGCTCGAAAGCGGTGTCCGTGACGCCAATGCCGCAGCCTCCGGTAAATCTGGCGTCGAATTGCCCGCTGCTTCCAGCCCCTCCGGCACTGCTGACTGATCCTGACCGGGCTGTCTGGGAGGCCGACATCATTGCGAAATACACTGACTGCAGTGTCAAGCATCGCTTGACGGTTGAGGCATGGGTAAAGGCTGTAAAAATCCCCAATAAGTGATATAAGGGCGGAAGGCTACGCACGGACAATTACATGGCGCTCATTCCAATCAGTATCCCACCCGGCGTTTATCGCAACGGCACTGAACTTCAGGCGTCGGGACGGTGGTATGACGCCAACCTTGTTCGTTGGCATAACGGGACAATGCGCCCTGTCGGTGGCTGGCGCATTCGCAACAGCACGGCCACGAATGGCTTCCCCCGCACAACGCTTGCATGGCGCTCTAACGATGGCTCTCGCCGTCTTGGCGTAGGGACCAACACCAAGCTGTATAGCATGACATCGGCAGGCACTCTTGTCGATATTACGCCAGCAGGCTTTGTCCCCGGCGCGGCAAATGGCAGCGATAACACTGGTTACGGCAATCTGGCATTCGGCAGCTATGCTTACGGAACGCCCCGCCCTGACATCAGCCCGATCACGGAAGCTGCGACTTGGAGCCTTGATACATGGGGCGAGTACCTTGTCGCCTGCTCAACGTCTGACGGCAAACTGTACGAATGGCAGTTGGATGATGTGGCTCCGGTTACATTGGCAGCCCAGATCACAAACTCCCCGACTAATTGCGTCGGCCTGACGGTCACTGATGAGCGGTCGATCTTCGCTCTTGGCGCGAATGGCAATCCCCGTAAGGTGGCTTGGTGTGACCTTGAAGACAACACGGTCTGGACAGCATCGTCGACCAATCAGGCTGGCAGCTTCACGCTGACGACTTCCGGCAAGATCATGTGCGCCCGCCGTGTACGTGGTCAGATTTTGGTGCTGACGGATATTGACGCGCACGTTGCACAGTATGTCGGTCTTCCGTTTACCTATCAGTTTGAGACTGCTGGCCGTAACTGCGGCATCATCTCCCGCCAAGCCGTTGCCGTTCTCGACAATATGACCGTCTGGATGGGCAATCGCGGCTTCTTCCTGTATGACGGCTATGTCAAGCCGCTGCCGTCCGACGTTGAGGATTACATCTTCTCAGACTTGAACGGCTCTCAGCGGTCCAAGATTGTTTGCGTACCCAACACAGAGTTTGGCGAGATTTGGTGGTTCTACCCGTCCTCATCGTCGGTTGAAAACGACAGGTATGTCATCTGGAACTATCAGGAAAACCACTGGTCAATCGGCCAGATGTCGCGTGCGTGCGGTACGGATAAGGGCGTCTTCAACTACCCAATGATGTGGGCACCGGACGGCTACGTCTATGACCACGAAGTTGCCTTCAACCGTCCCGGTGGCGGTACTGTGTACGCCGAGACTGGTCCGTTCCAGATCGGCCAAGGCGACCGTGTTCTGCACGTCAACGAACTTATCCCGGACGAGCGCACGCAGGGCGACGTCACCGCGACATTCATCAAGCGGTACTACCCGAATGGGGAAGAGAGTTCCTACGGTCCCTACACTTTGGACAACCCGACATCGGTGCGCTTCAATGGTCGGCAGATCAGTATGCGCGTTGATGGCGCACGCAATGTTGACTGGCGCGTCGGCATCATGAGGCTCAACGGTATTCCGGGCGGTCGTCGATGACGCTGAAGCTACCGCCAGCCCCGCTTCAATACAGTCAAGCCTATGAGGCACAGCGCAACCGGCTGATCGAACTCAACGCCAACAGCGCGTACACCAAAGGCCAAGACGTAGGCATCTATAAGCCTGCCAAGCTGGTTGTCTCCGATGCTTCGTTCATCACGACTGACACGCATACTCCGTCCACCGGAAGCCTGTCATGGAATACGATTGACGGGACGCTCGATCTCGGCATGGAGTACGATGTCACTCAGCAGATCGGTCAGGAGACATACGCCCGCGTTGAGAATATGACTGGCTCGACACTGGCAAACGGAACCGTTGTAGGCTTCTCTGGTGTTGGCGCGAACAACGTGCTTTCAGTCACGAAATATCTGGCTGATGGCTCTACCCCGACGCTCTACATTCTCGGTGTTCTAACCCATGAATTGCCGGACAGCGGCGAAGTTGGCTACTGCACGACATTCGGACACGTTCGCGGGATCAATACAAGCGGCTTTAGCGTTGGTGACATTCTCTATGCCTCACCCACAACGGCTGGGGCGTTCACGAATGTAAAGCCGACAGCGCCAAACAATGTCGTTCCGGTTGCGGCTGTGTTGAAAGTCGGAACAACGGACGGCGAGATATTCGTCCGACCTGCGATTGAGCAGCAATATTACTACGGTCAGTTCACCCACAACACAACGGTCACGCCAGCCGCAGCTAACACGGCCTATGCACTGGCTTGGGACACAGCGGTGATCTCCGAAGGTGTCTCATTGACGGGAAGCCCGACGACCCGCCTGACGGTCGCCCATAGCGGTCTCTACAACTTTGCAGCGCGCATCCAGTTCTCCGCCTCAAACTCTAACCTCAAGGCTGGCTGGATGTGGCTCAAGAAAAATGGAACGACCAACATCGCGTCAAGCACGGCAGTTGGCTCTTTGAAGGACAGTGGCGGCTATACCGTCCTCGCCATTAATGACTTCGTTTCTCTGGCGGTGAATGATTACGTCGAATTGTTTTACGCGGTTGACGACACGGGACTAAAGCCGACGAATGTTGCAGCGACAGCGTTTGCACCGGCATCCCCGACCGCCCATGTGGCCGTAACGCAAGTCCAGCAGTGATGGGCTGTCAATCTATTTTGTTTTGTGGTAAGACCGATGAAATCAGTGGCGCAGCCACTCGGGGGTTATAATGGCGACGACAACTACTACGACTACCGCGCAGGCGCTAAATCCTTTCATTCAGGATATTTTGGCGCGTAACTACGGAGCCGCGCAACAGGTCGCGTCCATCCCATATCAGGCGTATGGTGGTCCGCGTATCGCTCAGTTCCGCCCGCAGGAGATGCAGGCGTTTCAGACGGCAGAGCAGGCCGCTACTAATCAGGTCGGAAGCCAGCAACTCGCACAAGCTACCGATGTTGCCCAGCGTGCAGCAGGCTACACGCCGCAGCAGTTCCAGCAGGACGTCTCCGGGTTTATGTCGCCGTTCCAGACAAGCGTCATCGACGCGACGATGGCACGTCTGGCACAGAACCGCGCTGAACGTGACGCAGCAACGAAGGCTCAGCTTGCGAAAGCGGGTGCGTTTGGCAATGAGCGCCGGGGTGTCTACGAGGCTCAGCTTGCAGCCGAGCAGGATTTGAATACGGCTCAGACGCTGGCTGATCTCTATAATCGTGGGTACACGCAAGCCGCTGGATTTGCACAGGGTCTGCCAGCACAGCAGCTTGCGGGCGCAGAAGCCCTTGCGGGCTACGGCCAGCAGGCTCTCGGCAATCAGCAGACCTACGCGAATATGCTGGCCGCATCGGGTCAGGCGCAGCGCGACATGGCGCAGAAGAATATTGATACCGCGTATCAGGACTTCCTCGCGCAGCGTGCGTACCCGCAGCAGCAGCTTCAGACGTTGCTCATGGGATCGCAGGGTCTCCCGAACCCGATCACTTCTACGCAAACAGAGACTTCGCCGGGTAGTGGCTTCTTTGGTACGGCGGGTAATGTCCTTGGCGTTGCTGGCGGGTTAGATAAGATTTTTGGGACCGGAACGGTTAAAGGCCTTCTTGGGGGAATTTTCTAATGGCAGCTAACGGACTTTTTGGCGGACTGTTCGCGCCATCTAAAATTAAGAGTGATCCGGCTGCGATTGACGAAGAACAAACCGCGCTGCTCACTAAACTTGCAGGTGGCGACATCTCCGGCACATTGTCTGGTGGTGATAAGCTGATCGCGCTTGGCGCGCTTCTCAAATCCGTTTCTCGGGGCAGCAAAACTTCGCCACAGGAAGTTATGCAGAACTTGCAGCAGTCGAAGCTGCAGGAGATGCAGACCAAAATTCAGCTTGGGCAAATTCAGGCCGATGCTGCGCGCAAGGCACGCATTAAGGGAATTTACGCACCTCTTCAGCCGGGCGCTACGCCGAATGCTGTTCCTAAAAATCTTATGCCGGAAGACTATTACGCACTTGCGGAACAGCTTTTGGCCGAGGGCGATATTGAAGGCGCAAAAGCATTGCAGGCTCAAGCTGCGGGCAAGGCGCAGTACACAGGGGCTGGTGCGCTTACTACGGCTTTTGCGACGACTGCGGGTAAATCGGCGTATGATCTCGTTAAAGGTCTGAACCCAGTTACGCAGCAGCCATTTGAGTTGCCGCGTTGGCAGGCAGAAGGATACCCGAATGCGGCTTCGTGGGCTATGGCGCAAACGCCGGGCGGTGGTCAGGCCCCTGCGGGCGCGTCTGCCGTACCAACTGGTAGCGGTCAGGCCAGTGTTCCTTCAGGCTCACCTTTAGGTCCAGTTGCGGGCGTTGGGGTGACTGGTTTGTCTGAGGCCGAAAAAGGCAATATTGAAGCGCGCACTGCTACCTTCAAAAATCTGCTTACAGATGCGCAGGCATCTGCAATGGCCGCGCAGCAGCGTTTGCCGCAAGTTCAAGCGATGGACGCGCTTAGCCAGTCGATTGCTACCGGCAAAACGGCTGAGTGGTCGAATGCGGCCAAGGGCTGGCTCAACGCATTTGGTCTGTCGAACGATCCAGCTGCGCAGGCAGCAGTGGCCAATGCTGCGGCGTTTACTGATCTGCGTAAGCGCAACACTCTCACCATGCTTCAAAGCCAGAAGGGCGCGTCGTCCGATAAGGATATGCAGTTTGCCGCATCTGTCGGCCCCTTGATGACCAACACCCCGGCTGGGAACAAATTGATCTCCGCCACGGAAGCTGCGCTTTTGCGTCGGGACATTGGTTTCAACACCTTTCTTGGACGGTACAAGGGCGATCCGGGAATGGCGCTTGAGGCTTGGGGTAAAACTCGCCAAGGCCGCTTGGGCATTATGGGCGATGCTGATTTCATTAAATCGGCGGTTGCGACGGGCGCAGTTAAATTGGGCCAAGGTGTGGACAAGCGCACCAACAAAAAGGTATATTTCGTGCAGACCAAGAACGGCCAGCGGATTTTCCTTAACTAATGGCTACTGACTATCGCCCCTATCTAGACAAGATGGCGGACAAGTACGGCGTGCCCCGCTGGCTTGCCCGCGCCATCTATGAAAAAGAAACGAAGTCCGGCAAGGATGTTCGTGTCTCCCCAGCCGGAGCGCGCGGCCATATGCAGCTTATGCCTGCTACGGCTAAGGCACTAGGTGTTAAAGACGTTAACGATCCTCGCCAGAATATGGAGGGGGCCGCTAAACTTCTTAACGAACTTCTGCGTACGTTTCAGGGCGATCCTATTTTGGCAGCAGCGGCGTACAACTCTAGCCCTTCCAGTGTTAGAAAAGCCGGTAACAACGTACCGAACATAAAAGAGACGCGCGATTACGTTTCGTTCATTAGGGCCAATAACCCTAATCCCGGTGCTCCGGTCCCTGTTCCTTCTAAGTTGAGTGCTAATATGGCGAAGGCTCCTACTTCTAATAACGGCGTGCAGCTTAAGGACGTTCGTTTTGTAGGCGACAAACCAAAAGCCAAAGCCCCGCCTCCGCCGACATTGGCGCAGCAGGCTAAGCGCGGATCGGGCCTCGCCACGCGCTCAATGATTGAAGGTATCGGGGAAGCCGCTGGTCTTGTTGGCGATCCACTTCAGTATTTCTTGAACCAAGCGTACCGCGCGGTTGGTATCCCCGAAAAGTATCTTCCGCAACTACCCTCACAGATGGGCCGTACAGCGGCTAACCGTCTTGATCTTCCTACGCCGCAAACAGGTGTCGAACGTATTTTGGTGGAAGGCGGTAAGTTTGTATCGCCGGTAGTTGGCCAGCAACTTCTTCTTCGTGGTGGTCAGCGTTTGGCGCGGACAGGCCTTACCGCTGCGCAACAGGCGCTGACGACTGGCGCGCGAACTGCCGCGCCGTCAGTTGCTCAGCGCGTATTGCGGCAGGCGACGGCTACTCCCGCCGCGCAGGCCGCTACCGCTACCACGGCGGGTCTTGCATCTGGCGCAGCTGGTGAACTTACCGACCAAAACCCTTACGCCAAATTGGGCGCGGCGATTACTGCGTCCGCGCTTACCGGGCAAGGCTTTGGTAAACTCGAAAATGCTCTGACTGGCGTTCTCACGCCAGAAGGACGCGACGCGATCCGGCTTCAGCAGGCTGCAGAAGCACAAGGTATTAAAGTCACCGCATCCGACGTCTACCCGGGTATGACGGGGCTTCGCCGGGTGACTGACCTTCTCGGCAATATTCCGTTTGTACCCGGTATGCGAGATTTGCGTGAGCAGAACATTCAGACCCGTGCGGCTGTTGAGCGCCTGCGCGATGCTTCGCGTCCGTTTAACGCGCCAGAAAAAGCAACAGCCAAGGACATGGGCAAGATCATCATTAATGATCTGCGTGACCAGTACAAAGCGGTTAAATCTCAGGCGGGCGCTCTCTATGACGCAGTTCTTCCTGCGCTTCGCGCCAAAAAGGGCACGGATCAGATCGCAGTAGCCAACGCTAAGAGCGCGATCACAAACTTCCTGAAAGAATTTCCGGGCTATCTGCGCGATCCCGATGTACCGACCAGCGTCAAAGATTTGATGCAGAAGATCGCCAAGGCTCCCGATACACAAGTCATCAGCTACACCGACTTCCGCAAGATGAACACGGTATTTGGTCAGGCGTTTTCTGAAGCCGAACGCGCTGCAGCTGCGGCGGGCAAGGGCACGGCCAAATCGTCGGCTCTTGGCCAAGTCTATTCAGCGTTGTCACGCGATGCTGATGCTTGGGCTACTCGGCTTGAAACGCAAAACCCGGAAGCGGTATCCGCGTTCCGTCAGGCCCAGTCGTATTTCACTGAAAACGTGTTGCCATTCCGTGATACGAAGCTGGTGAATGATGTTGTTGGCCGTCGTCTGAAGCCAACCGAGATTGATAATGTCGGTGAGAAATTTGTTCGCGGTCTTTGGAACGCAGACGAAGGCATCGCACA